GAAAGACTCAAATTGGGTAACAATTGATTTTCCACTTGAGAGAAGTGAAATAAAAGTGGATGATGATTTACCCTCAGTTGAAACTAGTTCTGATAGATGGGTTTCAGAAGATTCCAATTCTTATTATTATAATATAGATGAAATTTAATATTTCTATATTTATATGATATGGCAAACGGAAAAACATATGGTATAACATTTCCATTTAGGGATTCATTTGATGGAAAATATTTAGACCTTACAGATTTTGAAGACGAAGAAATAAGAAGTTCTTTGATTCATTTGCTTTTAACAAGAAAGGGGGCTAGATATTTTTTACCTGATTTCGGAACACGTTTATATGAATTCATATTTGAACCTTTAGATGGGCCCACATTCAATCAAATCGAGGCCGAAATAAGGGATTCGGTTAGAACGTATATTCCTAATTTGCAAGTAAATAAAATTTCGGTTTATCCGGCTACTGATGATGAATTAGGTGGAGTTAGTGAAACAAAAAGTTTTGACATGCCGGGAAGGTCTTCAGTAGAATACACCGCTAAAGTTAGAATAGATTATACAATAACAAGTAATGTATTTAATTCTAGTGACTTTATAATTATAAATTTGTAACAAATGGCTAATAAACAAATTTCATACACAACAAGAGATTTTCAAAATATCAGACAAGAACTGATAAATTTTACAAAAACTTATTATCCTGAATTAGTCACAAATTTTAATGACGCAGCAATATTCAGTGTTTTTATGGATTTAAATGCTGCGGTTACCGATAATCTACATTATCACATTGATAGAAGTTTACAAGAAACAGTGCTTCAGTATGCCCAACAGAGGTCATCAATTTACAATATTGCCAGAACTTATGGACTCAAAGTACCAGGACAAAGACCATCTGTTGCTCTTTGTGAATTTTCAATAACAGTACCTGCACTTGGAGATAAGGAAGACATTAGATATTGTGGTATTTTAAGAAGAGGAAGTCAAGTTTTAGGTGCTGGACAAATATTTGAAACTATCTATGACGTTGACTTTGCGTCAACGTATAATAATGAAGGATTTCCAAATAGGAAAGTAATACCAAATTTTAATGCCAATAATCAGCTACTTAATTACACAATAGTTAAAAGAGAGGCGGTAGTTAATGGGGTTACAAAAGTATTTAGAAAGAGTATAACTAACGCAGAATCAAGACCTTTTTATGAGGTATTCTTACCTGAAAAAAATGTTATCGGTATTACAAGTGTACTTTTAAAAGATGGTACCGCTTATACTAATGTACCTTCAGCTCAAGAGTTTTTAGGCGTTACAAATAGATGGTATGAAGTTCAAGCTCTTGCCGAGGATAGGATATTTGTAGAAGACCCAACTAAAACTTCCGATACTCCAGGTATTAAAGTAGGAAGATATGTCCAAACTAACAGTAGATTTATTAGTGAATTTACTCCTGAAGGATTTTGCAAATTAACATTTGGGGGAGGGAATGTTTCATCAGATGAATTATTAAGGGAATTTGCAAGAAATGGAGCACCATTAGATTTAAGTAAATATCAAAATAATTTTTCACTTGGTTCAACTCTAAAATCAAATTCTACTTTATTTATACAATATCGAATTGGAGGTGGAATAGGGACAAATGTCGGTGTAAATGTCATAAATCAATTAGGTACTATAAATTTTAATGTAAATGGACCCTCAACCACGACTAATAATAATGTAATTGGTTCGTTATCATGTAATAACATTACTGCGGCAATTGGAGGTGCAAATGTACCAACTACCGAAGAAATTAGAAACTTCACAACATTTAATTTTGCTGCTCAAAACAGAGCCGTCACCGTAAATGATTATGAAGCTTTATTAAGAAAAATGCCATCACAATTTGGAGCACCCGCAAAGGTATCTATTACTGAGGAAGATAATAAAATAAAAGTAAATGTCTTATCATACAATAGTGAAGGAAAATTAGTACCGGTCATATCGGACACCTTAAAAAGAAATATTGCCAATTATTTATCAAACTATAGAATGATAAATGATTATATATATGTTACTTCGGCAAACGTAATTGACTTGGCTTTTGATGTTTCTGTTGTTTTAGATGCTAGTCAAAACCAAGGTGTCGTAGTTTCTAATATTATAGTTAAGATTTCTGATTTTATGAGCCCCTTAAATAGAGAAATGGGGCAAAATGTAAATATTTCCGAATTGAGGAGAATAATACAGCAAGAGAATGGAGTACTTTCTATTTCCGACATTTCAATCTTTAATAAAGTTGGAGGAGTTTATTCATCATCTGAAACATCACAAAGATATTCTGACTTAAACACAAAAAAAATTGAGTTAATTGATGACACCATATTTGCCGAACCAACCCAAATTTATCAGGTTAGAATACCCGGTGAAGATATAGTAATCAGAGTGAAGAATTTGTCATCCGTGAACTTCTCATAGCATTTCAATATTTATTTTTTTAAATTTTTAGTTAAACTATTTATAAAAAAAATAGTTATGCCCAATTCTTACAGAATTCGTACACAAGTTGGTACGAATAAAACAATACAAGTAAATTTAGACCAAGATTATGATACATTAGAAGTTTTATCTTTAGCAATTTACCCAAATGGTATTTATACAAGAAGTTGTGCAAACTACGGAGTAATATGTGGAAGAGTGTTTGCAAATAAGGGGTATGGAATTGTTAACTCAAGAGTTTCAGTTTTTATCCCTATATCAGAAATTGATGAAAATAATCCATTAATTTCCACATTATATCCATATAAATCATTTGAAGATTTTAATGAGGATGGTTATAAATATAATTTATTGCCATATACCCAATCTCACTCAGGTCACGTTCCTGTCGGTACGTTTCCTGAAATAATTGATGCTCTTACAAACCCTACTGTAGTTGAAATTTATGAAAAATATTATAAGTTCACAGCTAAAACAAATGATGCTGGTGATTATATGATTTTTGGTGTTCCAGTAGGACAATACGAATTGTTAATGCAAGTTGACTTGTCTGATATAGGTGAATTTTCTCTAACTCCACAAGATTTAATTAGAATGGGTAGAGCCACTGAAGCTCAAGTTGATGGTACAAAATTTAAATTTTCAGAAAATTATAGCGAATTACCACAAATAGTAACTTTAAAAAAAACAGTTCAGGTAGCGCCATTTTTTGGACAAGAAGGTATTTGTCAACATTATATTGTTAGGGCGGATTTTGACTTAACTACTGAGGGTGGAATTGAGTTTAGACCAACTGCGGTTTTCATGGGGTCAATTATCTCAACAACTGACAAAAGAAAAATTAAAAAAAGATGTAGAGTACCGGCAAAACAGGGGTGGTTATGTGATATGACAACTGGTCCTGGCCAAATTGAGACAATAAGACAAACTATTTTTACAGATGATTTAGGTAGGCCAGTACTTGAAAGTTTTAGACTTGAAAATGATGGTAAGATAATCGATGAAAATGGGACATGGATGACGGAACTCCCGATGAATCTTGAGTTTGTTTATACTGATGAAAATGGTAATAGACGAACCTCACCAGATGGAAGCGTGGGGGTCCCTACAATGGGAAGATATCGATTTAAAGTTAAATGGCAACAGTCACCTTCATTAAGGGAAGAAGTAAAGAGAGCATATTTTTTGGTCCCAAATGTTAAGGAATATGGATGGAACGCTTCTAATATGATGGACCCGGATGAAGACCCGGGCTCTGAAAATTCTGCAACATCTATAGCTGTTGCTGAATTTAGTTTTTCTAACGTAATAGAATCTCAAACTCAGGAACAGTTGACCACTGGACCATTTAATGCTGAACTACTACCAACAAATGATTATTATAATGTTGTTAATACAAATAATATAGAGTCTTACACAGTATTAGTAGATGGAGTAGAAAGACCTGATTATTATACAACAATCCCAATGGGATTGCTTACTGATAATTTGGTTGAGATTAGATTTACAATAATTGATGCTAATCTTGCTGCGGACACAACTTTTAGTGTTGATGTTTTAAATACTTCTCAATATTTACAACAATCTTCTTACGCATTCAGTTTGAATTGGACGGATTACGGGGATTCGCAAATGATACAGGAGGCTATAGATTGTGAAGATAGATTTTACGTATTTCAATACAATAAAGTTTATACTATATCACAATTAATTGATAGATATACTAATAGAATATTCCCACAAAAGTCAGTACAAATTAAACACATATTAGATGATAACTGCGAAGGAGAGTATAATACCTTTCCAGTAAATGATGTATATTATAGGTTTAATATTATATACATCTTAGCAAATGTCATTTTAACAATAATAAAATTCTCATTCTTCCAAATTTTAATATTCTTACATGTACTTGCCTTTTTATGGCCTGTCTTTGCCATTGTTTTATCCATTGTTTGGGCAATACAACAATTAATATATTGGATTTGTAAAGTAATTGATAAATTACCTGGAGGTAAAGATAGAGAGTGTAAAGAACCACAGGAATTAGATGATTTATTAAAAAATCCTTTCAAAAATGTAAGATTACCTTTGTTTTTATATACTGAAGACGGATGCGAAAGATGTAGATGTAAAGTTGTAGACCAAGAGTTAGATGAGGAAAGTAATACTACTTTATTTCAGTTAATTCAAAATTTAGAACAAATACAAGAAAATAATATATCATATTTGGCTAATTATCCAACACAGTCAC